TTGCATTACGAATCCCCTCCTAACTCATCCGGACGTGCCCAGTTGGGCCTTACGTTGTGCATTAAGTTCCCGCCGTTGTGCAGCGGCTTCGCTACTATTCATCTTCTTAGGCTTTTCGTTCTTTACGTTGCAGATCTTGATGAGTGTGAATAGGCGAGAAAGATGCCAGGTTTCACACTCGAATGGGATCTGAAACACAACCATCCAATAGTAGATCAACTCTGAAGTGATTCTTTCCGAAGATGGGGTTTCCTTGGTCTTGTTGAACCAAGTTGCCGTCATCTTAGAGTCGATGTACTTGTTGATTGCCTCGACGTTGTCTTCCGTTAGTCTGAACCAAACTTCCGGAGGAACATTAGGGGTCATAGACATGGCTCTGATGTAGCCAAAGATCTCTTCGTCAGTCTTCTCCTCTTTACCAAGGAAAGGCTTTTCGAATTCTGACTCCCATTTTGAAAGGGCGACCAGAGAGTGCTCGAGTTCTAGGGTGAAGTCACCCACAGTGAAGAACTCTTGCTTGTCGTCATCAAAGTGCTCGGCACCAGGAACTACAATAGTGAGCACTCTCTGGTCTCCTTTCTAGAAATTTTTACGATCAGGGAGCAGGAACAGCTGCGAACAGCGCGATGACATCGGCCGGGGACGGAAGCTCCGGCTCGGTACCAGCAGCGCCGTACAGCAGGTCCTCGAGGTCGGCCAGAGTGGCGGCATCGACCTTGGTGGAGTTCACCGTCAGGATCGAAGTCGGCTTGTACTCCTTGCCGTTGATCGTTCCAACCTCGACACCCGTGGACGAGCACTCCCAGCTGAAGGACAGGGCCTCCGGAGAGTCGTTCACCGTGGTGTAGGCCTTCTCCGACGGAGCAGCCTTCAGGCCATAGACCAGGTGCAGCTTGTAGCCGTGGTCGGTGCCCTGCAGGTCGTTACCCAGACGGGTCCGGTAGCTCAGACCGAAGGGAACTCGGGTCTGCTGACCCACCGACACGCCAGCCTCGGGAGAGGCCGTACCATCGCACTCCTCGAACTCCACCGGGTAGGTGAAGGCCTCGACAGTAGCTGCGAACTCCTCGGCGGACTGCAGGTCCACGTAGACGAGGTTGTCAGCGTACTGCTTGTTGGAGTCGGCACCCGAAGGAGACTCCGTGACGGTCGTCAGACCGTTCCAGGCGTAACCCTTGGTGTAGGCACCAGTATTGTCGGGCTTGTAGAGGACACCGTGGTCGACACCGGTCTCGTACTCCCGCTCACCAACCTGGTCCCATGTGATTCTTCCGGGCATTGTTTTCCTCCTTTAGAAGAAAATGTTAAAGACGTAATGGTTTAGGTTTTCTGCCGCATACCATCTATCGAAAGTACACATAGGCAGATTGGCGATCAAATCTGGAATCGGACTGTCCGGATTCTCGTCGATCACTGTTACCTGGTATCGCTTGGTGTAGCGATATGGATTGTTGTCGGCAAAGCGCGTGTCTGCATTATCCTGATGATAGAGAATGCAGGGATACTCCATTTGCACATTTTGAGGAGGCTGGAAATATACCTTTCCACCACCCATTAATTCCTTAAGGAGACTGTGGAGCAGTAGCCTTTGGGCCATTGTATACACCTCCCAGCCTCAAAAGCAGGCGGGGACTCTGCACTTCGACGTCTGAAACCGTCCACAGAGTCCCCGCCCACCGGATGTAAAGAATGGCAAAGAAGTGTTCATTCGCATACGCGTCGGCAACAATGCTTATTGAATTACCAACAGAGAGATCATCGTTGATTTTCTCTCCCTCCTGGAGCCTACGGGAGTTTCTAACAACATCGCCGAAATATGAATGCTCGACGATCTTGTTCACCCAGATCCCAGAATCGGGAGGATCTTCCACGGTTGACTCTCTATAGCCAATTACACCATGGAACTTTGCCATAATTTATTAAACCACTCAGACGTTGTAGGTCCAGCTGTGAGTGGAGTTCGAGGCCAGGTAGTACCCGTCAGCGGGCTCCGCCACAACCTCAGTCGGACCAGTGATGACGACGTCACCGGTGACAACCTCGTCGTCAACCAGGTAGTTCACGCCCTCAGCGGTCGGGATGGTGATGGTGTCAGTCGCACCGTCGAAGGACGGAGCGGTCGGCGTGGCAAGAGCACCCACGGCCCGACGCACGACGACAGCCGAGTACGGCTTCGTCAGACCGCCCGAGAGGCGGGTCTCCAGCAGGTACTTGAACTGGTTGAAGTCGATGTCAAAGTCATCGAACCTCGTCAGCTCGCCACCGGCGTTGGTGCCGATCGTGTAGTCAGACAGGCTGACCATGATCGCGAACAGGTCCTCCGTGTCGTCGAACAGGTCGACGGTCACGATCTCGGACACACGCAGCTTGTCGACCAGAGCCTGCTCGGTCTCGTACAGGGCGCGACCGAACTTGTCCTCCTCGAGCATGATGTCGGTGAGGTAACCGTCGCTGATGAACAGCGTCGGCTTGCCGGTGCCCCGGTACTTCGAGCGAGCGCGGACCAGACCCTTGACAGCGTCCTTCGGGGCCACGTTGGCCGCGAGCTGGACCTTGACCGAGTAGAGGTCGTCGTCGTGCAGCACGGAGCGGATGCCCGTACCGTCAACGGCGCCCTCGGGGTCCTTGATCTTGTCGTCGCTGAGGGAAGACCGACCGTCGCCGACGAGGATCGCACGCGCGAGCTCCTCCTGCAGCATCATGTTGATCTCGGCCCACAGCCAGTTGACCACATCGAAGTCCGTGATGTCGATGATGTCATCACGGTCCAGCTTCTGCTTCTTGTAGACAGTCGTGGGACCGGTCGTCCGACGCAGGAGCTTGATGACCTCCTCGACCTTCTTGTTGCCCTTGACGTAACCCTTGGCCCGAGCTTCCTCGGCGGTGACGTCAGCCAGCAGCGACTTCACCTTGGCGAAGGGAGAGTGCTTGGTGCCGTCGAGCACCTTCGCAACCCACTCGGTACGACGCGCAAGCATCTGCGGGGTGGTGGTGACCGCCTTGGCGTCCGGGAACAGCATGTTGATGTCGGTGATGCCGTACTCGTCGGCGTGCGCAAGGAACGAGTCCTTGAGGGTCACGCCGGGCTTCTTGGCGTCAGAGACGATGGTCTCGATCTGCGAGTGGGAGAGCGTAGGCCGAGCGACCTTGGTGCCGGTCCCGTTCTGCTCGAAAACGTTCATGTCAGAACCTTCCTGGTGGTTGAGGTCGCCCTCGGTGGTGGTGTCGTCGGACGAGTTGTCCTCAGAGTTGTCCTCAGACGCTGTGTCCTCGGCGGTGCCCTCAGACTCGGTGTCCTCGGTGGTGTCCTCAGACTCGGAGACGTCGGTGCTGTCGTCAGACTCATCCTCAGACTCAGTGTCCTCGGAGTTGTCGGAACCATCGTCGGAGTGCTGAGCCGCTGCACCATCGGAGGCCTCGAGGGCCGCGCCGATCATGTAGTGGACAACCTCCTTCTGCTGGTCCGTGAACGTGTCGTACACATCCTGAACGGTCTCACCGTTGCCAGACGAAGACGACGTGTCAGCGTGCTCGAGCTCGATCTCCTGGCCGGTGGTGATAATGGCCTGGTCGTCGAACACGGTCTCAGTGCCATCGCCATGGGCAACAGCAATGAAGTCGATCAGCGCGCCGGGATTGGCACCTGCGAGGACAAGACTGACCTCACGGATGGCACCGTGCAGAACCTGCTTGGACCGCTCGACCAGGCCATTGGCGTAGATCGAGAGGGACGTCAGATCCTTGTGCTGAACCATGGCCTTAGCAGCCTGGCCCTTGGGGGTGGAGTTGAAGTAGCCGTGAGCGTAGACCCCGTCAGCCCGGTTCTCCAGAACCGCGTGACCGAGAACGTTCTCGACATCGTCATGTGCGTGCGACCAGACGAGCGGAACCTGCATCTTGTCCTGATGCGCGAAGGCATCCTTCATGATGGTTCGACCGTCGGAGCACTTGAGGCCAGCCTTAGTGGCGTATCCGCTGAAATCGGGTTCCATTTTGACTGTCTCCTTCCTTGTAAGTGTCAACGGCCTTTCGTGCCGTCATGAACTAAATGGTTTTCGTTTACAGACAGCGAATGACTAAGAGAATTCGCCGCCCTCAGCTGACTCTTTGCCTCAGAGATCAAAGACTTGATCTTGCTGACCCTAGATGTCAACTCACTAATGGTCATGT